AAGGTATATCATATCAGTCTTAGCTTTAGTGAAGGAATCCTCTATATTAATTTGCCTGAACTTGAATCGAGCTTCACCAGATTCTATCTGAGGCATTAATTGAGAATTAAGAGCTCCTTCTACCATAGTCTGTAAATATCTAACGTAAGGTTCAAAAATAGGACGTGCCCTCTCAGGGTCTGTCCACATAGTCTTAGGGACTTTTAGAGCCATATGTATTTTATCAAGTATATCATCTGTATACTTACCATATTCAAAGGCTCTCTGTGTACCTTGTAGTTCCTTTATTTCTATATCATTGCCGTGAATTATATCTTCTCCCGGTTGAAGAGAGTTGAATGCGTCCACCACTTCGTTAATTTTGTCAGGACCATAAGGCATATCGGGAAGTCCACAAGATATATCAAAGCGAGAAGAAGCGTACTTGTTGAGAGCGGCTCCGATGTCTCGTTCTGCATAATCTTTGAGGTCAACCAAATAAAGAATGGGATGGATGTCAGAAAGGCCATAAGCGTAATCATCAAAGGTGTTATTTTTAAGTTCGATAATTTCTTCTTCTTCGAATCGTACATTTTCTCTATCTTCTCCTATATCTTGGTAATAATATTTAATTTGGCCGTGGTCGTTACGTTGAACATACATGTTCTGACTAGACCTTAAAACTAAATTATCACCTGTGTATTCTAAATAACCTGTACCAAAAATACGAGCATTCCTTAACCATCCATAAAGAATATGCTCAATATTTATATCCCTAAACATTTCTTCGATATTATCTCGCAATGCATCATTATCTGTAACAATATCAAAATTATCTTTAACTGCATATAAACAAGGTAAATCAACTAATGTTCTAATAATAGGGTCAGCAAGATATACATTCATATAAGTTCTATTATTACCTATATGTTCTTCGTATTGCTTACCTCCTCTAAATTGACTAGAAAGTCTTATACGTTTTATGACTCCTTCTCCAAAGTCTAATGGTTCATTTTCTTTGAATTCTGGGTCACTACCTACAGTAGCAAATCTGCGCCTTATATTATCTATTAGGGACATGGCTATTAAATGTATATTTAAACTCACTATTTAAAGCTTTCTCTATAATCCTTGTATTTTATATTTATTAGCGTGAGGCTTTCGTTGTCTGGTCGTAAAAAGTGAACGATTAGTATAATTACCTAGATTACCTTTATTTCGATGCGTTGGAGAATTTTTATCTAGTTTTATAGAAGTAAACGCGCTACCTGCGGGTAACATTCCTAATGTAGCATGAAGACCTATAACTGAACTATCGCAATAATCGTCATGTTTAGTCTCCGGTGCTGCTATTTTTTCTGTTTTATTGGCTATATCCATAGTATATTGTAAATCTATATGTTCCCTTAACCATTTATTTATAAGTTTAGCTTGGTGAGGTGGTAATAATGCAGGATTAGCTACTTTAACTCGTCCTTGTTGAATAAAAGAAACATAATCTCTAAAGACTTGTGTTTTAGTTCCTCTAGGACCCCCTGTAAATACAAAAGGAAAAAAATGCATCCCACCATCTATACATCCCATACGTATATCTTGTTCAATAGCTCCTCCAATACCAGTAGCATCTATAATAACTCTTTCAGCTCCCAATATATTAGCAACTTCCATAATACGTCTACGTTGATATGGAATGTCATGACCTCCAGTTCGAGCATTAATTTCTTCAATATACATAAGTCTTGCTATATCTTCTCCAGCGTCATCCCCTATAGGCTTCTCCCTTCTCCATCCTGTAATAACAGTAGAATTAACAGATTTACCAATATCAACACCGACAGTAATTTGAGGACCATAATCTATATCCTTCTCAAGGGTCTCAGAGGTATATACTTCGTAGTCATCAAAACATGCCTTTAATTTTTCTGGGGTAAATACATTCGATACACTTTCCACAAATTCACATTCGTATTCTGTTCTCCAATATATGGAATCTTCTCCCCATTCCATCATTTTAGTTAACATTTCTTCTTCATCATAAGGAGGTGAATATGCATCTCCTTTATCAATAGCGTCTCGCCACGTAAAAACTAATCGTGTAAACGTCTCAGCATATGAATCATCATATAGATAACGCCACATATGGTTATCTTTTGATTTTGGTGTTCCTAAGTTTATGAAAGGAGCCTTATTTGATACTACCGCTGGTTCTACATTATCTACAAAAAGGTTGTCGTCAATGAGCGGAGACTCATCGACTATACATAAAGTAGGATGTTGTCCTCTAATAGATTGTCCTTGATTACTAGGCGCTAAAGGAGCTCTACGCATCATTGTGCCCCCCTTCATCCTTATATGGGGCTTATTGTGAAATTTATAATTATCTACTAAACTATCTAAAAAAGAATTGTCTTTAAAATTCCTATATACATATCCAAATATTAATGCTGCTTGGTCTTCTGATGGAGCTAATACAAATATTAAATCTCTAAACCTTTTAAAAAACATATAGATAGTAACAGCTACTGCTAATGCAAAAGATTTACCACTGCCTCGTGGAGCTAATATAGCTAACTTGCGCTGTTTACCATTTGGAGCATTAGTTAATGAAGTAATTATTATTTCCATTTGAAGTGGTCTTAACTTCAAAGGTCTCTGTTTAGCATCATAAAGATAAGCCTGACAAAAAGCTTCTACAAGCTTCCTCATCTTATTTTTATCGTCACGACAGGATTCAAAAATATCTTCTAAGCTGCGAGAATCAAAAGCCGCTTTACCTGTCAGTGCTGCTTGTAGATTCTTCGATTCGTTCTTCACTGGTGTTTTCATCTGTTAAATCCTCTAAAAAGGAAGCAAACCCTTGTGTCTGCTTTTCTACCAAAGTAGGTATTTCTATGTTTAGCGCTCTAAATTCTGTATGTATATCTTTAACGATTGCATTTCTTTGTCGCAAGAGCTCTGTTCGTAAGTTAATATCCCGAATATGTAAAGAAACTTCTTCCCACAAAATGTCTTCAAGAGCAAGATTGCGCGCCAGAAGACGGACAAGCTCTTTATGACGTGCATATTCTGCTTCTCCGACTCGCTGACGTAATCGCTCTTCGTATTTCTCTACGTCCATTCAATTATTTAGCCTCATCAAGGGCTGATTTGACTTTAGACTTAACTAATGCAGCTAATTCATCATCTTTCTCATCCCATGCTGTGACTAATACATTGCGAACTAAAGAGTCTTTTACGTGCTTTTGAGCTGTTTCATCTAACTTCTCATAAGCCTTCATCTGTGCTTTTGTTAGATTCTTGTCTAACATGTCCATTAACTCAGCTTCGTTATTCTTCAAGTATTTAAAGACTAACGTTTTGACTGCTGGTATAGTATAGGCAGCATATACTCCTAAAGCTAATACCATTGCAGCTAATGCCATAAGTAATGGGTTATCCATTAAAGCATCTAACATTCCAGATTCTTCTACAGTATCTAAGATTGCAGTGAGGTTTCCATCATCGGTAGTCTCATTAGTTGCAGTCTCATTAGATGCTGTTTCATTTGTTGTATTATTCATATGTTTGATATCTCCATATTGTTTTTTGGGACTCCCACATTGACACCTGCGTTAAGTATTCCTGTGGAGCCTTGGCCCTTAGCGAGAGCCCATAATAACCTAGGAACTCTCCCTATATAAAGTTTGTTCTATGCTAGGGTGTTTTTCTTACTACCGGGAGCTCTAGGAGCATCATCCATAAAGTCAGTGTTAGGTGTATCCATTACAGTCCTTCCATCCATATACTCAAACTCCTTACTAGGGACATCTTTGTATGATGTGATGGGTTTCTTATAACTCATTGCATCTATCTCAGCTTTACTTGGTTTCTTATACTCTACCATGCTAACCTACTTCTTACCTTTTTTGGTCTTCTTCTTGCTTGCTTTTTCCTCGACTTCAACAGCGAGGTTTTCTTCTGGCGGTTTTGGAGGCTTCTCTTCCTTTACAGGTTTAGCCTTTACCGCTGCTACGAATGTTCTTGGCATATTTATACCTATTCCTTTTTGTCCTTTTTGGACTTTTTTAATGGAGCTGCATTATGTTTTTTACATAGGTCGCAATGTATATTGCCCCCTAGAGGTCCTCCACAGCTACATAGATTTTCTTCTTCCATATTTATTTCTCCTTATTATTTCTCTCCGCAGCATTTACAGCTACAGTTACAGCTATCACAGCTACATTTATTGTTTTGTTCTTTCATTTTTTACTCTCCATCTTATGTTCTTGTTCTTGTGCTTTAGATTCCATCATCTGGGATTGTTTCTGAGTTGAATCGTTATAATCAATGACAGCTTGTGCCTTTGTCTTATAGAATGCGGTTTTCTCAGCTTGTTCTTGTTTCCAAACATCTAAAGCATCTTTAATAATTAGAAGGGCTGGCCCACCTAATATAGCTATTAAAGTTGTATATGCTTCAATGTTCGCAAGAACTTCTGGTTTATTAAGTCCGCTATGTATAACAAACCCTGCAAACCCTACCCAGAGTAAAACTAATGGCACTGCAATCATAAACATAAAAATGTCGTTGAATGTAACTCCTTCACCTTTTTCTTTACTCATCTTTGGTTTCTCCTTCTTTATTTGTTTGGCTCTCTTTACCTCGGGAAGTTTGGGAATTGAACGTCTTACCATGTGAGGTACTCCTTTTAATGCGTGGCGCGCAAAATTCACAAGTACCACGAAAGCAAGTACAAGAGCTAGTCCTGCCATTGCTATTCCTAACATTGTTAGAACGTCTATCAACTCCATTCATTCTTCCTCCTCGAACCCGTTTGCTTCTCTCACTTCTTCCATTTTTAAATCATTAATCATTTGTTTTAAATCGTCCATATCTGATATAATTTTAGCTAACATGTTTGTAAGGATAAGCATTTTATCTGCCTTCATTCCTCCTCCTTACAACAATCGCAGTTACATTTGTCACAACATCCACAATCTATACAACACATTATTCTGGTGTCTCCACTCTTATCATTGGTATATCAAACTGTTGTTGATATATATAATCTTCTAATTCTTCATCCCATACGAGTAATGCTACCCACATAGCCCATTCACCTTCTGTTTCATTAAGTTCTTCAAAGGTAAAATTGAACCAATGGTTATCCCAATCTTCACCATTAATAGTTAAATGTATATCTGACCAATTATAATCACCAGATTCTTCATGCCATACATCTACATAAACTAAAGCAGATGCAGTATAATCACTACATTCAGCATCTATATCTGTTAATACGGATATACCTTCCGCATCTGGGTCTACCCAGAAGATAGACATGTTATCTGTTTCTTCGTTATACCAACCGGGATAAAAATGTACTGATGTAGAATTACATTCAGGTTCTTCATACTCCTCTTCGTAATCGCATGTGCCATCATCTTCAGTAGCTTTATCATCATAATTATTAGCATCTATATCCATGCAACCATAAATAGCAGCTGTTTCATTTGCGCTACCATTACCATCGTTTAAAACTACACAACGACCATCATCATGTGTAGCTTGGTCATCAT